CTCAGGCACTTGCGTAATCTTTCAAACATGTTAGACTAGCTCATTGCCATCGTTTGTTTTCTCCTTCGTTTCTTAAAACGAAGCTTGGTGCAAAAAAATCCTACCTGCATCGGGAATACAAGGTGTTACTTCAATGTGGAAACTTTTGAAGGAAATGTTAAAGGACCTTTTAATAAAGAGTCTTTGTATAACATTTGCTATAAGTTAGCACATTAAGGTAATTTTTTCAAAGTAGCTAATGAAGAACAATTGTAATCAATTGCAGATAAAGAATTAATTGTTTAGTTTCTACTTTGGAATATTTTAATGCTCAGTAAGAGATATGATACTCTAAAATTTTATCTTAAAGTCTTTAGAAAACATATACCATGGTTATATGGTATTTCATTAAAATATTCAGATGCTATAGAAGTTTAAAGGTAGTTCATTTGTAATTTCAACAGATTGGGATTAAAAGGATCAAAGAAAGAATTCAAAGATTTTAGCATAGATCCAAAGTTTTTTGATACTCCTAGAGGAGAAAATGTAAAGCTCTTAGTAGAGGGTGAAAAATAAAGGTTGATATTTTCAAAGAAAACCTAAATTCCTCTACCAGTCTTATATGAAGGTTTTGTGTTTGTATAGTTGTTAGATGGTTCATTTGCAGCTTTGGAAGATCATTTTACGGACTATTCTACAGTATATTTACATGAGAAACCAATAACTTAAGATTTTTATTTAAAAGGTAAAAATAAAGGAAAAACTAAATCAAAGCCTAAACCAGTAGACTCAGATAGTCAAAGGAAGCCAGCTAATAAAAATTTACCTTAAAATAAGGGTTTTGGAAACAAGGATAAAAGAGAAAACTTTCTTTAATAATAAATCAAATCTGGAAACTATGATCAAGGTAAATATGATAAAGTTTATTCAGTAAAGAAAAAAGATTATTAACCTGAAGAATAGTAAGAAGAATTAGCACCTATGCCAGATAACTTAAAAGTAGCAAAAGAAGAAATGATTATGAGAATTAAATTGTTGAAAGAGGATAGAGAAAGAACTATAAATCTTTACAATTAAATGAAAGATAAAAAAGAGAAAAGATAAAGAAATGAATTTGATACAATATTAGATCTATAAATTAAAGCTAATAAGGAATATAAGAAACTTTATTCGGATACATTTAAGGCCAGCCAAACCTTAATAAATTAAGCATTTTAAAAAGAATCAGAGTTTTGGGTTACTATTAATAAGTCAGGGAGAAGTCCAGCATAAATAACCAGACTCTAAAACTTTTAAGCTGTTAATAAAGATTATCATAAAAAAGTGAAATAATTATTCCAAGATATGAAGCCTGTGTTCTTTGAACCTATACATTACTTTGATAAGAAGTAATAATAGGAAGAAAAAAACCTCAGTAGTATCAAAAGCTATATTAAAAACTAAAGCAAATTTTCCAGCATTAAGTAATGACCCTATTATTAAGAAATAAGAGTAGATAAG